CAATCATCGACTTCACTTCAGCTTCGGAGGAAGCTATCTGACGCGGTGTTGCAGCCATCGTCATGATGGGAGCGTTCGCAGGTACAGCGATAATCTGTCCACCGGAACCATGGGTGCCATCGTTGAACGTCGGCATGACGGTGTAATCGGTGAGGCTCTTACCCGGAGGCAGGGACTTCGTGAGAGCGTCCATGACGGCCTGAGTATCCTGACCCTTGGCGAACGGGACGGTGATAGCACCCGGCTGCTGAGTAGCATCACCGACGCCCATACGCATACGGGCTTCCTGTGCCTGAGCGGGGTCTTGCATGTCATAGCCCAGCGAGTTCGCTGTGGAAGCTACCTTGGTGAAGGCATCGACCGTGTTGTTCTGAAGTTCCAACTGAGCGTTCTTCACCTGAGTAGGGAACATCATCATCGCGTGCTGGTACTGCATCTGGTTCATGAGCAGGGATGCGTTCATCGTCTTGAGACGCAGGTCGCTCTCTGCCTGTTCCCGCTGAGCCTGTTCGGCCTGAAGCTTCTGAGCTTGCTGCTTGGCGAAGTAATCTTGAACCTCACCAACACCGCCCTGCTGACCTTTTGTGGCCGCAGACGTAGCGAAGGCATCGACCCCAAGGGCCAATGACTGAATCATGTTGACCAGTCCAGCGTGAGGAGTGCCCGGTGCAACACGTACAGGTTGAGCCCCGTTCTGAGTGACAGGTGCAGGGCCGGGATTACCGGAAGGTAGAACATCGGTACCCTGTCCACCTGAACCATCCGGGTAAGCGGATGCACTCATGGCAGAACCAAGAGCGGCCAGTTGAGGGCCGGGAGTTGGCGAAGGTGCTTGCTGCGGTAGCTGTGGCCCTGCTGGGCCTGTGTCTGTTCCAATTGAGTTGTCGTTAGCCATTACCGCCCCCTGCTGCTCCTGAGAAGAATTGTCCGACCTTCTCACCAAACGATGAGTCGGCACCACCGATGTTTCCTATGCCACCAGCTAGTGGCCCAGCGGCTGCGGATGCAAGACCCGCGATGCCCTTGACCACCCCGAAGGTGTTCTGCCAATCCTGTTCTTGTTCACTCTGTACCTGCTTGGCAGCACCGGTTGTAGCATCGGTGGAAGCAACACCCGCACTAGCATAGCCAGTTGGGTTGTACTGAGACGCGACCTGCGAGAGACCGGAGATACCCTTCCAGTAATTCTGTTGCTGAAGTTCGGCGTTGGCCTTGGTGATGTCATTCTGTTGGCCTGACTCGGTAGCAGCTTCCTCTCCAGCAAGCTGTCCCTGAACCTGTCCCGTCACACCGGAGGCAGTATCCCCACCCGAACGAGCAGCAACCGCCGCAGCGTTAGCCTTGGCAGCATTGAACTGACCCGTCGTGGTGTCCATGGCTCCAGTGCGAAGAGCAGCCATCTGCGGTGACGTGAAGCCTTGTGGCTTAGCGACAGCGTTGTTCAACGTGGTGGTGAGACCACCAAGGATGCTTTGGTTGTTGGCGAACGCGGTCTTGTAGTCGTTCTGAAGCGTGGTCGTCATCGCCTGTGAGGCGTTGAGATTGTCTTCGGATGTTGAACTGGCTTCACTGCACATCGGCGGTCTCCTCATCCGGGTTGCTGATGGGAGTCACACGCATGGTGAAAGTCTGACGGTTCTCTTCCTTGAACCCATGCTTCAGTGCCCACTTACCCACCGGGTAGTCTTTCGAAGTCTGTACGGTCACTTCGCGAACGCCGAACTCATATGCGAACGATGCAATCGCCCACTGGAGTGCGTTCAACGCCTTCAATCGAATCTTGCCTTCGTACTCAGGGTTGAAGCCGAGATAGGCCAAGTTCATCTGGCAGTAGAAGGGGGCAAACAGAATCGGCACCCCGTTCTCTTCAATCACCAACACGGTCGATGTGGGGTTGTTCGCCTTCATCGACGCGAGAATGTCCTTGTGGGGAATCTTCGGATTCTCAACAGCCCATCGCGTAAATGACTCAGCGTCGGAGGGTTGTGCGAATCTGAAGGTAAGCCCACTCGCTTTTAGTTCGGGAGTTTCCATAAATGTCCTCATACAAGGACGCCATAGTCACAAAAGGTTGAAGGCTTTGGCGGGGGAGTTCGCCACAGGGATGGCTGCACCGGAGCCTTGGCTCTGCACCGTGATGGTCGAGGACGCACCGGTCTTAGCCGTGACAAACGAAGTGGTAGTACCCGCCGTCGAACTCACGAGAGAGTGACCGCCGTTCGCTTGCTTCAGGTAGATGTTGGCCGACTGGTATGCGACATCGGACGGGTCTCGGCTGAAGTGGACATTGACCTTCAGATTGTTGGTTCCCGGTATGGGAGCACGAGTAATCCTCAACCCAGTGATGGGCTTCGGAATCGTTGGTACCGTGTTCTGGAGAGTAGGTCGCTTCAAGGTTGATATAGGCGTAGGCTGTGACGCAACACGAAGCTGGTTCACCTGAGCGGTGCCATTGAAGGCGTCTGGGTAGGTGAACGAAGTCTTCGGCTTATCCATGGAGCCGCGACGGAGGAGAGAGTTAGTCCCCGAGTTGTCCCAACTTGGAATCATGGTGTGACCCTCTTTACGTATTCCAGAACAAGCGACAATTCCTCTGCGTTCGCGTTGCTCTTAATCATGTTTGCCCTCTTCGAAATCACAGCGACATTCCCCTTCACGTAACCGAGAGCGGGAACAATCTTGTCGAGACTCGGAGCAGTGTTGTAGTCGCCCCTCACCAGTTCAATCCCCAATACTGGGCAGTGTGACGGAATCACAATGTCAGCTACAGTCACGTTGAACGGTAGCCCCTGCTCCTTTGCTCTCTTCTTAGCTCTCTTCTTAGCTGACAGCCACAAAAACCGCTCGGGGTTGTTCAGCCGATAAAGACGACAAGCTTCCTTGGCGTACTCTTTGTTTTTCGGGTCTCTCTCCAACCACTTGGTCTGGAACTCTCTACCTTGAGCCCGTAACTTATCTACATTTCGCTTGCGGTATTCCTTCACGTACTCTGGGTCTGACCTTTTCATGAAGGTAAATACCGCGTTTTCGCGATTTCAAACATGTGGAACTTAACTCTGGTCAAACTTAATCGCCAGAGCCTTGATGGTGTGCGGTGCATCGGTGTTCGGGTACACCAACCGGATTTGTAGGTGATGCATATACTGGCTTGCCTGTGAGTTCCACATGGAAACGGGGTACCTGAGGCTCTGCAATGAAGTGGATGGGATGGTACCGATAGGCGGTTCAGGAACCACTTGGTCGGTGGGGAGGGTAATCCAACCCGTGACCGAAGTAGCCGCACTGATTTCGTTCGGCAACAGAGAGATGGTCGGGACATCGACTGCTCCACCCACACCCGCTGCATCGAAGTAGCCAAGGATGTGCTGCACCGGCTCCAATGCTTCTCCGGGGCCACTCAGGGTGATAGAACCGATGACGATGCCAACCCCGTTGGGGCTGAAGGCAGACGTGTACGGCCCATTGGTGTCCGCCCATGCGTTCAGGTTCCGAGCCATGATGTAGTTCGGCGTCGGAGGCGAGGTAAGCGGAGCCGATGCAGGAGCGATGCACAGCGAGTAAGTGCCGATGCTGGTCTCGATGCTGCCCATGGCCTTGAAGCCACCCACAGGGTAAGCAGGTACCGACCACGCACCAATGTTCGAACCATAGCGGAGCATGGTGGTAGAGCCATTGCCCATGAAGAGACCAACATCGTTGCCGTTACGATGCATCGTAAGGTAACTGGAAGCTGGTGGGAACGTAGAGGCGATGTAATCCGCAACCACGTGGCCCTCAAGCTCCCGCTCTCCGTTGGTAATCTCGAACAGTTGACCTTGTGTCGTGAGGACGTGGAGGGTCTGCCCATCCTGATACATGGCATTGGGTGAAGAGATTCCGAAATTCTTCGAGATGACCAACGGGTAGAAGGTCAGCGTCTGCGGCCCACCAAGAGCCACACCGAAGTAGTCCGCACCAAGAACCACGAGGCCATGGTCAAGGGCTGCGATGCCCACGATGGTACCCGGATACTCAAAGCGGTTGCCCGGAGGCCATGACTGGTGCGGGTCACCGTTGAGGCAGTCGGCACCAGCATCAAAGTACAGGAACTGACCCTGTGCAAGCCACTGACGACCCTGCCAATAGGCACAGAGGGTTCCACCCACGAATGGAGAGGCGATAGAGCCAAGCTGTCCCGGAGGCGGGTCGTTGAGATGAGCGATAGGTGCAACCAACTGTTCATTCAACTGCTGGTCGGTGTAGATGTCCACGAACGTCCATGTACCGTCAGTGTAGAAAATCTGGGCGGTCATAGCGTTCATGTTGATTTGCGAGTTGGTGGGCAGGTTTCCATTGATGATGAAGCCCATACCACCCCCCGTGAGTTGAGCACCCGTGAGGGAGCTAAGACCCCAGATGTAGTTGGGGTTACCAAGGATGAAATTCTGAGCCCAATTCGAGAGCGTGATGTTCTGCACGGTTCCCACAGGTGCCCCATCGAGCGTGAGTTGCACGGTGATGTTAGCGGCCTGAGGAGGCGACAGCGTGGAGATGTCTCCCGCGTTGAAGCGAAGCTCAATACCCTGCACGGATGCAGCGGTGTTGAAGTTACCCCATGCGGTTGCGTTCAACTGCTGGAGAGCAGTTGAGCTAGGAGGCGTGCCCCCGCTGATGGTGTAGACAACCGCTGCACCATAGGAGCCAACCCCAGCGTACCAACCACCATCACCGATGAGCGTTGCTTCAGCGAATGTTGTGAAGGTCAACGTGTTCAGATAAGCGAGGTTGGTGCCGATGTTACCCGCGTTCTCATAGGTTCCGTTCAGGCTGAAACCATAGGAGTGGGGAGAACCGTTGTTGTAGTTCGCGGTGAAGGTCACTACAGCGGCAGAGCCGATGGAGCCACCCTTGGCACCGGTGGCATACGGATAGATTCCAACCACCGTCGCACCCGCAGGGAGGGTGGGAACGGCTACTGTCGAACTGGTGGTGCTGAACGTCGGTGGGGAGAGACCCTTACCCCCGTTGCCGGAGCAAGCACGCTGGGAGCCGTAGAAGCTCCACGGGGTGCCGAAGTACAGACCGCTCTCTTCGAGAGCACCGCTGCCATCTACGGCTGGGCAATAGACCACGTACTGACCCGCACCCGGCGTCACATAAGGCTGGTTCGCAGCATAGGTGAAGGCGGTGTTGTCGGAGACAAACCCCGCATCCGCAACCGATGACACGTTACCGTGGGTGAAGGCAGCGGAGAACGAGGTTGAGGTCAACCCACTCGCAAGCACAGTGAGGTTAGCCCCGTTGAGGAAGGTGTTGTTGCCCATGTTGGACACAGTGACAACCTGACCAGCAGTGAAACTCTGGTTGCTGGTGGTCAGGGTGACAACGTTCGAGGTCAGAGCAATGTTGGTGATAGCCGCCGTGGTTCCTGTGCCGGTACCGGTACCGATGAGTTCACTGGTAACCTGCCACGGGATGCCGAGACCGGAGTTAGATGCCGAGGAAGGAAGAGCGGTGACGCTATCCTGATTCGGCTGAGCCACACCGACCTGATACCAGATACCACCACCATCGGCGGTGCGGTAGATTTCGATACCCATGAAGGTAGCGAGTCCCGTGTCGGGAGTGGCCGGGTAATCCGGTGTCTGGAAGTAAGCGGTAATCTGCGTAGGCGTAGCGGTGGCGATGAGCAACGTGAAGTCGTTCAAGAACGCAGCGAGGCTCAGGTCGGTCACCAAGATGGTGTTGCCGGGGAAGAAAATGTTGTTGCAAGTCAAGGTGACTTGGTTGCCGGTGACAGCCACTTCGGTGATGTTGGTCACGTACTGAAGACGTGGGTCGGAGGTACCCGTACCATTCAAGGTAGCGATGACCGGGTTGACCGTTCCAACGTCCGGGGTGGAAGCAACGTCAGCATGGGTGAACCCAGTGGTGAACTGTGCCACGACGATGGCGGTACCAGCGTCCCCAGCGGAACCGTAGTTCGCGTGAGTGAAGTTGGCAGTGAAGGTTGTGCCCGTGGCCGAAGCTACCGTCAGCGTTTGACCGTTCAGGAAGGCAGCACCGGTGAGGCTCTGGATGGTGACCTGTGTACCTGCTGCGAGTGAATTGACCGCAGTGAAGGTGACCACGTTGCTGGTGAGGGCAACGTTGGTGATGGAGTACGACGCAGACGGGATAGCCGAGGCTACCGTGAACACGTGGTCGTTCAGGTAGGTGCCCTGAAGCATACCCTGCACATAGACCGCTTCACCCTTGGTGAAAGTCTGCTGCGAGATGAAGGTGACGATGTTCGATGTGATGCTGAAGCTGGAGATGTTGGAGGTAGCCAACGGACTTCCACCCAGCAACGGGCCGGTGCCTTGGTTCGGCACAGGTACGCTCATGGTGGAGAGATGCCCATCCATGGTGCGGTAGCAGACGCCGTAGGAGTACCCAGCGTTCACAAGGATGTTGCCGGGGCCAATGTTCGTCCAGACCAAGTTGCCGTCGTTCGTCTGACCACCGACCACCGTGTTCCACACCGGTACCGTGGCCCCAGATGTCTGAGGGTTCGGGGTCTGAATCCAGTTGTAGTTGTAAGTCGCAGTACCACCCGACGTGACCACGTTCGCCACAGAGGAGTTAGGTACCACTCCGGTGATGGTAGCCTGTGCCGTCCAGTATTGACCGGCATAGGTAACTACGTCCCCAGAGTGATACGTATGACCGTTGTTGTAAGCGGCAACAGCGGTGATGACGGAGACCGACTGAAGGTTGTTGTTCGAGTCGAGGATGACCGATGGGATGGTGTAAGCTACCAGCGGTATCCACTGACCCATCACACCCAAATTGTTCCAACGCATGGTGCCATCGGTGGTGTACGAACCCGGAAGAGCAGACCAGTTGGGCAGCGTGGAGCCAGAGACACCAGCCGTGCCACCGGTACCTGTCGGGATGAAGTAGTACACGCGCATCTCGAACGGGGCATCAATGAACACACGCTGGTTGTATAGCTGCACGGAAAGCCCGAAGCCGAAGCTCGGGTCGTTCACGATAGCGGGAGTAAGGGTCGCACCCCATGTGTCATTCGACAGACCATACGTCTGAGTCTGAGTGATAGTGAGGAAGGGAGTCGCAGGGTCACGAGTGGTGCCGATAGCCGCCCCGTTGTAGAACAAGGAGGCACCTACAATGTTCGCCCCTGTGGTGAACTGGGCGACGGTGCCAAACACAACCTGCACACCGAGGATGACGGCGTTGGTTGGAAGGCTGAAACCAAACCCCTGAGCGATGAAGGAGTTGATAGGGGTGATGTAGGAACCTGAGGTAGCAAAGCCTGTGGTACGCCACTGGGCTCCGCCGTTGACGGTCTCCCACCATGTGCCATTGACAGCGGCTACTCCGGTGTTGTCCTGAAGCAGGGAGGTACCAGCGGAGACGTTAGCCGCATACTCCACGTTGCCGTTGTAATCCAGAAGGACGGAACCCGCAGCGTAAGGCTGGTCGGGGAGCCAACCACCGGTGTCTGAGACATCGACAGTGGAGGTAGGTGCAGCAATACCGTTTGGAGTCAGACCATACGTCTGGTCGTAGCGAACTGCATCCACTCCATCGTAGAAGTAGGTGGTATTGCCGACCTGATTGATGAACCCCTGAGCAGACGTGTTCTTGGTGTAGAGCGTGGTGATGGTCGTACCGTTGAAGGTAGCCAGACGCTCGTTCGAATCGAACATGGTCAACAGCGTGCCATTGAGGGCACGGGCTGAATAAAACTGGTTTATGATTTCGCCGGTGGAGAGGGGTTCGGTGCAGAACACGGTGAAGCCCGGACGCTGCACCCACTCCATCAAATCCGACAACTCCATATCCGCCCCAGCGAGAACCGCATCATGGAACGAGACGATATTCACGCCCATCGAACGGAACGGCTGGAACAACTGGCTGCGATAGGTGTAGAAACCCGTTCCGAAGTACGGAATCTCTAGTGGTCGTGGTGTGGGTGTCTTAGCCATTTGTTCCTCTACGAGTGGCATATGTGTTGCCTAGACTCGCTTCTCCAATTCGCTTCTTGGCCTCAGCAGTGTGTCTGTAGCCAAGGTTGTTTTGTTTTCCGAGCATCTTGAGCCGGAAGGATTCTGGTCGCTTCCTTCCCTTAAGTGCCGCTCTGATTCTTTGCTTCGCCTCTTCCGGCATGGTCTTACCTTTTCGAGAGGGAGGATTATCCCCACCATCAGTCAGGTTCCTAAGACAGCCGGTGCCAAGGTCAACTCGCCCATAGAACGTGATGAGGAACTTCTCAGCCTCAAGGGCGTCCTGCTCAGATATGTGTTCCTGAAGCAGAATGAGAGACTTATCCTTGGGCGGATAGTGACGATGGTTGTACCTGACAAACGCACGGTCGCCCGTACCTTTACCCACGTAGTAAGGGGTACCATCTTCTCTAAGCCAGAGGTAGGTGTAATACATTAAGTTGTCCTATAGAGCCAGGGCTCTAACTAGGACAACGAAAGTCAAATTAGTGTGGGGTGAGGAATCGGGAATGGATAACCGTACCCCGGCTTACGCTTGGGGGCACCCCACACTAAGCCTTTACATTCCCGGCCCTGTCATCAGGCTGAAATCTGGTGTCAGACCCATCGTGTTCGACTCGCGGTCTTCGCTGGACAGAGCGTTCTCTAGGGCAATGGCAGCAGCCTGAGCCTGTAGCTGGGTCTCTTCACCCGAGATGCCATAGGCGATGCGGCAAGCCTCATACATGCACATTTCGAACAGCACGAAGCTCAACTCATCCGGCCACGGGAATACATTGCCGGGGTCGGTCATCTTTGGAGCACGCTTCTGATAGGTCAGAGAAAACGCGAACGGGTAGTTGCCCTGTGGCTCCGTGAGACGGAACACCAGCACACCGTTGTTGTTATCCTTCTGACACGCAATCTCAAGGTTATCCCCGGTAGGAGAGTATTCCTTGCTCTTGCGGTGGACAGCCTGAATCTGGTCAAGGGGCATGGGAAATGACTGCGAGTTCAGGTCATAGATGTCAGCGGCCTGAAGCCACGAGAAGTCATAGATACCCGGAGCCCCTGAAGGAGCAGCGTAGATGTAGCCTGTGTCAGCCCCATTGGTGATGGTGACACCGGAGGGCGTAGCAAAGCTCACCGTCGTCGCTGTGACCACTGTGAGCGTTACCTGCAACCCGTTGAGAGCGGTGTTGGTGACGATGTTCGAGAAGGTCATGATGTCACCCACGCTCATGGTGTTGGCGACGGTGACAGTTGTGGTTCCAGCGGTGGCGGAGATGTGGGTCAACGAACCATAGTGGTTACCCAGCACCCCCTGAAGCGTGAAGTGGGTGGCATCCACGATGGAGAGGATGTTGAGACCCTGCGTCCATGCTGCCTGAGACAGGAGACCGTTGTAGGTATAGACCGCGTTGAAAGCTGGGTTAGTGAGGCCGGTGAGGTACGCTGCGGGGCCACTCACGTTCTGAGACTGGAAGGGGTGAGGGTCGAGCGTCTGCACGGTGATGATGCCGGTAGTGGGGTCGATGTAGACGGAGCTTGAACCGCCGCCCTGTGGGCCGTAGATGAAGTTACCCACCTTCTTCGGAGCGAGGTCAACACCCACACCACCGTAGGGCATGTTCACTACCGACTGAGTGGACTGAGGCAGGAGCACGAACACCGATGCACCAGCGAACTGAATCTGCTGGAAGCCGGGTTGCGAGACCATGAAGTTACCGGGGCCGTAAGGAAACGGAGCAAGGTCGCATTGGTTGAAACGCCATGGCATCCGGCGAGAGAACAACCGACCCATCACACGGTTGCAGATAGAAGACATAGGTTCGCCGGTGATTCCACCGATGGCGAAGAAATTCTGGAGCTTGGTGTACAAACGCAACTGGTCGCCCATCATGCCCATCGTTGTCGTCATTGTGATTAGCGGATTCGCCATCTTAGTTACCTTCCTTCTTGTCGTTCTTGCCGTCCATGTAGGAACCGGCCTTGTTCAATCCATAGAGCACACCACATGTGCTAGTTATGAAGATAGCTGCGGCGGAGAGGAAACTGTTAAACTGCTCAATCGTCACGTACTTGTGGTGGACGCTGACCGCAAAAGATACCCCTACTCCGAGAACTTTTAGCCATGTGAAAAGCGGTTTGAGTTTATCCAACATAAAAGTCTCCTTTAGAACACGAAGATAGCGGCACCACCGGAGGCCGCAGCATAAACCTGAATCGACGTTGGGTAGTCCGCTGTGCCAAAGGCATTGGTAGCCCGTAGCGTGAATGACGATGTACCAGCCACAGTGGGGGTTCCGGTGATGGATGCCCCCGACAAAGAAAGCCCAGTTGGAAGAGACCCACTCACCACCGAGTAAGTTATGGTGGGGGTACCAGAGGCCGAGAACGTTTGAAGATAAGGAGTGCCAACCGTCCCATTGTTCGGGGTGAAAGCGTTCCATACCGGAGGGGCGGCGGATGTCAACACGGCGTACAGGTTCGTCTTGCTGACACTTACCCCCACGGGCGGCGTCAGCAACGAATATAGGTTCGTCTTGGATACGCTCACACCCACAGGGGGTGTGAGCAAACCATAGAGGTTTACCTTCGATACGTTTACACCTGTGCCTGTAGCCATTGGTTACGATGACCTCAAGTCAAGCTGAAGGGAGCCGAGGTCAGTGGTTGTCCAATCCGTAGATGTGGCGGGGTTGGCGGTGTAATACTGCTCATAGTCCGTGTAGGCCGTACCTAGTGGGCCTTGAGCGGTTCCCGGATACACTGTGCTCGAAATCTTAAACCCGGTGCCAACCTTAGTAGCGGTTGAACCCGCCGTAGCGGCACAACGGGTCGTAGCCTTTACAAGACGGACGGCGAAGACCCCTGTTGGAAGAGTTGCTACCGTAAACTCTTGGTCTTGGGCTACCGTATTTGTGAAGTTAGAGTTCGCATCGTTTATGGTGGTGGGGTTAAGAGCCGAAAACAACCCAGTCCATTGCGATGTTGTTCCCGCTCCGGTTGGAGCCATCGTACGCAAGGAGAACGACCGCGTGTCCTCGTCGGCCACGATAATCTCAGAAGCACAACCCGCCTGTGATGTGTTACCTGAGATGGTCGAAGCGACAACAGCCGAGTTGAAGTTGCTCAACCCACTGATGGTAGAGGAGCCGCTGAAGGAAGCGTACAGGTTCCCGTTCACATAGAGGTTGATGACCGAGGACGCCCCATAGTTGGTGATGCTCATATCTACGCGGAACAGGTTAATTCCGTTCGTCATGAAGGGCGAACCAGAAGCCAACACTGTCTGCGTCGTACCATCCCATTTGGAAATACTGAGCCCAAAGGCGGCAGTGTTGCAGATGTATATACCTGTGCCATTGAGCAAGGAGGTATTACCTAGCCCAAGAAGACGTGCAGTGTTGCTGTTCTGGCTACCATTGTTATTACCGGTATTTCCACCTATCTGTGCGCTAATCCAAGCGGTGGTCACAGCACCACCAACAAAGGCGGAGGAGAGTGAACTAGACGTACCTCCATACGAGCCGTAAAGGCTGACCCGTGCGTAGGACGAGCGGAAGTAACCGCTAGTTGTGGATGTCAAAACTGCTGTGCCGTTTGGGAAGTCGATGTCCTCGCCTCCGCACCAAAGAATACTCATAGTTTATGTCCTCGTTATGTCCAAAATGAGAGACAGTATTGTTGCTGTGCTCACACTGGTTAGATAAATTTCAATCATATCCCCCGCCGTCACTGTGGTTGTCCACCCGGTAAGGGTCGTGCTTGTTGCCTTCTGAGCCGAAGATACTAACGGCGGGGCACTGGCAACGATGCTGCTTGTGGTCGGATAACCCGAGTAGGTACTTTTCTTCACATCAAACTGAGCAGAGCCTGAGCTTGAGTTAGTGATGATTGTCCATCCCGTAATGGTTCCACTATAGGGAATTTGAACAAAGTTCAATAGTCCCGTGTTCGGTACACTGCTCCCCTGAATAGAAATACCCACTCCACCCTTGATTAGGTTGGACGGAATGTCCGCAGTGACAGCCGCTCTAAATGTTGGAGCAGCGGGAGAGCCAGTTGTAGGCCCAGCGTAGACGAGGTTGGCTGACTGCGTGGCCTTGGTAAACGTAAGAGTGCCCGTGCTGGTGACAGGAGACCCAGACACAGTGAACTCAGCCGGTGCCGCTAGGGCAACTGAAGTCACGGGTGCTGTTCCACTAGAAGCAGCCGTCAGCCTACCCTTAGCATCCACCGTCAGTGAGGTATTGGTGTAACTTCCAGCCGTGACTGCTGTATTCACCAGCGTAGCAACCTGAGAGCCGGTACCCGGCCCTGCGGTGACATCTCCTGTGAGTTGGTTGATACCCGACACGGGGAAAGCACCCCCATCGGTGATACCCCCGGTAGCATCAAACACAGCAGGGTGACCGGAAGTACCTGTACCGTCGCTTAGCTGTACAGCTACGTCCCCTGCACCCGTGCCATGGAATCCTGTTACCGTGGAGGGGATAACGGTGTTGGCTCCAATCTTGAGTGAGGCCACCGTGACGCTTCCCCCGAACAAGCTGGGGGCTGTGCCGTTTGTGTAGACAGCCCATGGGGTAACGACACCTGAAGCTATCTGGTCGTCTACATACAGGCCGAAGCTGTTGGTGATGCTACCCCCTCCAGTGACGGAGGGACTATTAACGTAGAGGCCGATAGCATTGTCCACCGTACCTGTGCCTGTATTCAGGACGAATGCCTCAACTCCCAGCAAGACGATACCCGACCCGCTGGAATCGGAACTAGCCTCTCCATAGAGGGCTACCGCACTGTTACCCGATACAGACCCTATTAGGCGGCTGTAGGAGTCAAATCCCTCCGCTGAGCCAAGACTCGATTGAGCGAGAGAAACAACTGACCCCTGATTCCCCACACCTTCAACTCGGGCGAAAACATTTGTATAAAACGGTAATAGGGCGGCTAGGTAAGCGTCAAGCGAGGACGCAGGGTCACCGCTCCAGAGCCCTTGATTGGAGACAGCCCCCGTAGGTATTCCAAGGGTAAGGCCGATAGCCGACGCTCCACTGCCTATGAAGGTAGGGATAAGCACGGGTTCACCGATGGTGAGGAATCCGGGGTTGGTTACTTCATCGAGATGGGAGTTGCCAATCGCAGTTGAGCTAGTCCAGATTGGCAGGAACCCGGTTGTACCAGAACCCCCCACACCGGAGGACGCACCGGATAGAATTCCACCTGAAATGGTGATGGTGGTTCCGTCCGGCTTAACCACACCAAGGGTGGTGCTCGTAGCTGTCGCCACGGAGAGGTTGGGCGTGCTCCCTCCGGTACTAACCAAAGGATAGCTGACGGTGATGTCGGTGATACCCCCCGCAGAGGGTACAGCCGAGATGACGCCATCTACAATAGTGATGGTGGTGTTATCCGGCTCTACGATACCCGGTGTGCTATCGGTGGCTAGAGGAAGGTCATCCGTCTCAATCGCACGGAAGGTGGGGTCAGCCGCAGGGCCAGTGGTCGGCCCTGCGTAGAAGAGATGAGCATTGACCGGTTCAACCACAAACGGCTTCGGGTAGAAGGGGCCGGAGGGTGACGTGTTCACCATGGTGCTGATGTCCACTGTGGAACCTTCAGGTTCGGCGAAGACCCAAAGCATGGGAGCGTTGTTGAGACGTGTCCCATTTTCATCATAAAAATTTACGATGTAGTGCGTGCCAAGACCATCTAGGTTCTGAGGAAAGAGTTCCGCATTGCTCCAGATTTGTACGGGCTGGATGAGGTCACCGTTCAGGTCGAACAGGAACCGCACAGAGTTCGTAGTGCCACCCAACACCTGACCTTCAGGGTCAGCGATGACCTGAGCGTCTCCGTTCAGGTACATCTCCATGTAACCCGTGGGTACGATAGGGGAGCCCGACGCATCTTGAATGTGACCGTTTATGAGAGTAATCATGGGCTTCCTTTAGACCGTGATGGTGCCCACAAGAACCCCGTTTACGTCCGTCCAAGTCACGATATAGGTACCGTTCGGAAGTTGGCTGCTTGCCGCGTTAATCATGGCGGAGATGTCAACAGTGGAACCAGCGGCTTGATTGAACACCCACTGCATCGGCTCATTGTTCAAGCGGGTCTGGTTCTCGTCGTACATGTTGGCGATGTAATGCGTGGACGGGGCAAGCTCCAAGTTCGACCAGATTTTAACCGGAGGAACCTGAATCAGCACACCCGATGAGTCGAAGTAGAAGCGAACGAAGTTGCGTGTGCCCCCAAGTACCTGACCGTTGGGCGGGGCAATCACTTGAGCATCACTGGACAGATAAAGCTCCAAACTCCCGTTCGGGATGATGCTGTTTCCCGCTGCATCTTGGATATTGCCGTTGACTAGAGTGATGATATGAGTACCCTCGGTTCTTCCTTCTTTACCTGCTTCCGCTTCAGCGACATGCAGGGACGACAATAAACTTGCAAACGGTCACGTCTCGCACGGTTAGGTGCAAACTGCGACAAGTCTTCCGTCCCACACGTGGGACAGTGTTTGACCCTCTTCGTCCTTCCCATAGTTCACCCTTAGCTTCGTGATTCAAGCTGCTGCACGATGTAATACAGCGGGTGAGCCTTTTCGATGAACGCTTCGTTCTCGATGGAACCATCTGCCTTCGTCACGGGACGCCAATCCCAATGCTGGGGCTCGATGCACAACATGCAGTGAAGGCAAATCCCACGGGCCATACCATCGTGGAAGTTCCGCTGGAGTCGAATGGCATACTTGCCGTTCTCATCCAAGTGAGAGCAACGTGCTTGCCTCTCAGCTTTGTCAGCGTCACGCTGACGCTCATCCTCTTGGAACTGCTTCCGTGCATGGTTGTGCTTGGCAATGTCCATCGGGTCTACATAGGGCTTCTGAGCCTCACGAAGCTTGTCCGGGGTGAGAGCCATGCTCTGCATGATGGGGGCGAACTCAGCAAAGATTTCCTTGATGAGCGACCGCATTTCGTCTTTGTTACTGTCAACTGTCGTAGTAGCCATAAATACCTCTAACCATGTTTTGAGTAGTCAAAAAACAGTTAGTTTTTGTTAGTTTTCAATGTGTGCCCTCAGGTTCGAGTGGACAATTCCGGTGCTGTGATGGTTCCTGAACGGCTCTGTGAAGAGGAACCAGCGGTCGGAGTTAGCTCCGGTACTGTGTCCAAACTCCTTCACAACCTGCTCCCATGTGAAGACACCCTTCTCCATGAGCCGGAGTAGTACCGTACGCCAACCCCAGTGTGGTTCGGAGGGCAGGTTGCGGTGGTCTACTTCGGTGTAGCTGAACTCCGTGAGCCATCCCTTGGATACCTGCGAGATGAAGACCGTGGCCCCGTTGACATGGAGGTAAAGACCCCAGTCATCGAACATCTCCTGCTTCCAGATGATGAGCTTGGGCTCCATCTCCTTGAGGCGGTGCAGGAACCTGCTGGAATGGAGGACGACTCCCTTCCTGCGTTCGAAGTCTTTGAACTGCTCATGGTCATCGAGGCGGTAGGTATCGAGCAGAGGCTCAATCCTTTCCGCCTGATACTTCGCCATGGCGATATTGATGGGGAGGAAGTCGTCCTCAGTGGGACGTGCTGGTGCGGAGTGGTTCATGATACCTCGGGAGTCTCCTCGACCTCGACTTCACCGAGAACGGGAACCATAGTAAGTTTGCCGTTGGTGTCCGCATAGACTGCGATGATGCCACCGGGTTCTACCATGTCAATACTCTCTTCATCACTTTTTGGCTCACGACCTTCAATCTCGTCTATGTACCGCTGGATGGCGGTGATGTTCGAAGTGTGAACCACGATGGCGGAGGGCAGACCCTGATGAGGCGAGTGGATGTACTCCAACAGCCGTTCATTCCTCTGACGAAACTCGTTAAGGGATTCGCCCGGAAGCTCGTCCGTGTTGGGAGTCCGCTCGTCGGGGTTGTCGATGTACCTCTGGAATGTCTTCTTGTTGGTATCGGTCTTCTTCATCCCAGCGAAGGAGCCGATAGCCCACGAGCGAAGGCCGGGGTCTTGTTCAATGAATGGGCACGTTACGCTACCGCTCTCCATGATGTACTCAGCCGTCTCTACGGCACGGTTCAAATCGGAGCAGATGACACGCCCAAGCTTTTGCCACTGGAAGTAATTCTGGATTGCTTCAGCGGCTTGGATGCCTTCCTCGTTTAGGGAAGGGTTCTCCCAGCCACGCCAACAGTTCGAGCTATTCAAGCTCGTCGTACCATGTCTAACCAGAAAGGCCGTAGGAAAATCCCAAGGGTTCATTTGTATTTCTCCAAGTATTCAAGTGTCCTAGCTACTACTTCGGGGTCTCGCTCAAGCCACCCGATGAAAACGTTACAGCCCCTGTGAACTAACTCCCGGTATTCATCGGTCGTATGGTCATGGTCAAAGCAAGCTGAGAAGTCGTTAACCAAAGGCTTCATACAGACAGCGCACAAACCCTTCTGAAGCTCAAATTGTTCATCCACCACCCGCTTATAAAAAGCCTGACGACGGCTGGTACCTATATGAAGCAACCGACCCCGTGGAGAGCGGCGTAACCTACGAGTTGCTGCTTCCGATGTCTTACCTGCCTGACACTTGGAGCAACACGTGGAGGCTTGACCTATAAGGTGCCGCTCCCGTACAGCCTTTTTCGTGCCACAATCGCAGACACACAACCAATGCAGAGAACCGTACTTCTTATCCGACTCCCCAGTAACTACCCACTTACCAAATCGCTCACCTATAGTTATCGCCATAGGTGCTAATACTCAAAAATGACAACTGATGGTGACTGATGTATCTCCAAATGCCGAAAAGGGCGAGGCCGAAGCCCCGCCCCTCGCACCCCTACCGGGTGTGTAATGTTTAGCTGACGAACTCAAGCTGCAAGCCTGAGAGAGTAACCACGTCCGCAGCGTTGCCGCCAGACAGAGTGGAAGTGACGAAGAAGTTCAAGTCGCCTTCGCCGAGCAGACCCGTGACAGGGGTGATAGGTGCGGCACCCGTCACAGTCGGAGGCGAACCACCGTTGTTGACGTAGCCGAACTGGTAACCCTGAAGCGTAGCCGCTGAAGCAGACTCAGCAACCGCCTGAAGAACAACGTCAATCAGGAAGGAGCCGATGGTCGAGTTCACTGCAACCGCACCAGTCGTTGCAATCTTGGTCGCACCAGCAAAGCTGGTAGCGGTCAGACCGGCGATGGAGGCAGCAGGAACCTGATAAAGGTTGAGGGTAAGGTTCTCAGTCGCACCGGTGACGGCGAAGCCGTACGCACGGAGACGGAACACCTGACCTGTGTTGGACAGAGCACCGGGAGCACCGGCAAGGAACACACCCGGAGTACCCACTGAAACAGGCAGCACGAAGGGCGAGATGTTGGCAATGGCGTTACCATTGACCAAAAACGCGGTCTCAGTCGTGGAGACACCGGTCTTGTTGGGCGCAAGGGTCTTCTCGATAGTACCGGAGACCTGCGATGCGAACTTAAGTGGAGTATTGCTCATGGTGGTTTTTCCTTAGTACAAAATTGTGAAACTGATTTCAGGAGGCGGGGGCCATCGCTGACCCCCACGTATGCAACAACTTGTTAGACAGCGGCTGTCTGGCTACGGACACGACGGAAGCCCGGAGTGCCGTTGGTGTTCGGACGAGCCGTTACACCGAGGAACCAGTCATAGCTGACGATGGCGCGAGTCTGGAGCAACGGGTCGCTCAGGCTTGCATCGTTGTCGCCGAAAATCTGAACGCGGGTCTTGAAGTTCGGGTCTTTCGGCACTGCTTCACCGAGCAACTCGCTGGAAATCATGGCTTCGCGGCCCACAAAATATGAAGCGTATCCAGTCAACCCAGCGGTCGGGTAGTTGGCATAGGTCGGAACCGTGGAGGTACGGACGATGCGAACACCGGCCCAGTCATACACCGTGTATCCAACCGTCATGTCCTTCGAGAGGGCATTGACGTAGGAAGGAGCGGTGTAGTTACGACGGGCAACGTCGAGGTAACCGCCGATGGTCTGGTCACTGGTGAAGTCGTAGCACACATAAGGGTGCATGACTGCGGAGTACATTCCACCCGTACGGGTAGGAACGTTTGCACCCATCAACTGGGTCTCAGCCTTCTTGACAGTCTGGGCAAGCATGGTACCCGTGAGGTCGATACGGGCCGCAGCAGAAGCTGCTGACGCCGACTCGAACGCATTGAAGACCACGAGGTTCGCGGTCAACGCGCCACGGTATGCAAGGTTGCGCTGTGCATCGAGGGTGATGTCCGCGAGGAACATATCCTTGGCAACGTTCGAGATACCAACCCAGTCGCCGTATTCATCGCAGTACGACTGCGACACAACCTGCGAGAGGGAGAGAGACGGAGGAGGAACTGCCTCGGAAACAGGGCCGGGAGCAGCGGTGAAAGGAACCTGTCCGTAGAATTGCTGGGTGCGACCAGCGCGCCGGGGCATCGGGCGGGAGTCAGTCAACTCGACCAGAGCCGGAGTATTTGCTTGCCATTCCATGATGGACTGCTTGTTGTAAGCAATCTGAGGAAAGGCAGCGAGAGTGGCGGAAGTTACGCCGGGAGTAAGTGAAGGCATAGTGTTTAATCCTCTGGCCGATATGCCTTGGTAGCTTACCGGCGTTCTAATAGAGTAAGTAGATAGTCAGAAAACTTTAGCGACTGTATTGTTTGATGACATCATCCGGGTTCAAACCGGACTCCTGTGCGGCGGTGGTCATGGCTCTCATGATTTGCTGAGGAGTCATATCTGGGGTGATTTTGGGTACACCAGCGGTCTTGGTTGTTACCGCCTTACTTGTGTCCCCACCCTGCCCACCAACGCCGAACATAGAGGAACCCTGTAGCTTCTTTTTCGTAGTTGGCTGTACAACAGCGGCTGTTTCAGCCACCGTATTGAACAGCAAACCATCAGCCTTGAGTGCCTCATAAGCACGGGTCAGGTTAGCCGCCGTAGGTTCACGGAGGTTCAACTCGGCCAATTTCATACCCATGACGGTCTGATTCTGCTTGTTTGGGACATAATCCGGGTTAGCCGTCTTGAACTCGTCGGCAGCGTTGTCCCAAGCAGCGGCTACCTTATCGGTGACCTTCTTGTTGACGATTTCCTTGAGTTCGCCGACCGGGATGCCCTTCTTTTCAAGGTAGGCATCCAGAGCACCGGTCTTCTCCAGATAGGTGTCGATGGAAATCTTCCCCATCCGGTAATCAAGCTCCAAAGCAACCTTCTCATCGTTGGTCGGAGCGGTCTTGGTTTCCGTCTTGACTTCCGGCTTAGCGGTAGCCGCGTTGTGGGCGGAATTTGCAGCCTTGATTTGACGCAGAACGTCAGCAACACTGTCACCTTCAAACTGGTACGTCTGCCCACCGATGACAATCTCTTCCTTGTAGACCGCAGGAGCGTCTTCAACTTCCTCAGTCTTGGCGGTCTCAGTCTTCTCTTCCTTCTCCTCAGCGATGAGAGGCGGAGCTACGCTGTGGCCGGGGCGGGAGAACCCATTCTTCTCAGCTTCAGCCCACATCAACTCACGAATCTCTTCCTTGGTCGTAGCCTTTTCCAAGGCTGCTGCCAGTTCGGGATTGTCCAACGGTAGTTCCTGTGCTTCGGTCAACTCTGCCATAACATCTCCTAGTACGTGCCCGGAATCCGGGTCTCATTCGATTCAAACTGTAGGGCCGCTACGCGAAGGTCGTCAGCCATGTCGGCATGTTCCTTCGCGAACGGGTCTTCTGCTTGCCGCGTGGCTCTCAACTCTTCAATACCCGAAGCGATGGCTTCTTCAATCTTCGAGAAGAGAAGTTTGTGAAACCTCTTCGCGGCTTGAAAGGCTAGGGAACGGGCTTGTAACTCGTCTTTGTCCCAACCTTCAAAGTTGATGAAGGCATCCTCTGCCATCTGCACAACACCCTCAGACATCCTCACTAGGTCGTAGTAACCCGGATGTGTCTTGAGTGAATACAAGCGGTTAGCGATGTCAATCCCCATCGTGGTGTGGGCTCCAAACGGTACTGGTTGCTCTGCCATTAAATCTGTCCTGTTCCGCCACCACCAACGAAGTTTTTATCGCTGGTTTCGAACGAGCTACGTTCCGCACGGTTGAGAGCATCCTCTTCCACCGTGTGACCGTGAGCCTGTTGCATCTGGTTGGACTTCAACGTCGCTTCGCCGGTCTTGATGAGAATCCGGTTCTCAGCTTGGTTGTCGTCAATCTTCATCTTGGCCTGAGCCTTGATTCCCTCCTGCTGTTCGAACGGAGGAGGAGCCTGTTGCTGAGCGGCGAGACGCTGCTTGTCTTCATCGGTCATCGGCTGGATGACGTTCTCACGCATCGGGAGACCGCTGGAGTCGATGAGGGTCTTGACCAGTTCAGCGAAGTTAATCTTCATACCCTGAACGGCAAGCATGTCGGAAGTGTTCTGACCCTGTACCAGCGTCTCGATAAAGCCCATGAGCGAGTTCAACTGCTGACGGGCACGGAGACGTGTAGCCGCCGAGACAGTAACGATGTACTGACCGTTGGCAACCGACAGAGGGTCAACCTGCTTGTACGCGGTCGAGAGTTCATCTGAGAGCCACTGCTTGATTTGAGAAGGCTTCAAGCGGTGGTTCTGTTCGATGACGTACTCGATGAACGGGACAAACATGTTGTCGCAAATCTGGTCGATAAGGTCGGTGGTCTTGACACCTTCACCTTGGGCGACGGCAGCAGCACCAGCGGGTGTACGAAGGTCGCCGGGGGCTCCTGCGTTGGTTCCAGTGGCGGTGATACCCGCACCGGAGATTTGAACTGCCCACGCCTTGACCTGCTCGATGACCTGAAGCGGTTCGAGACCAACACTGTTACGGGCCAGAGGTTCAATCTTCTTGCCGGGGTCAGTCTTCATAATTTTGCCCGGAAAAATCCACTGAGCCTGAGCCGAGTTGTTCGACCCCGCGTCCGATGTGTATGTACCCATGATGTTCAGGTTCAAGTCATCGAAGAAAGCGTTGACGATGCCCTGACCGATACGCTGGTAGTCGCACAGCCAGAAGCCGAGGCCGTAGCCATAAAAACTGTCTGGAGCCTCACGGAACACGAAGCTTAGGAATGGAATCTTGCCCAAATCATGGGGCTGGTTGTAGATGACGTACTGGTTGTTCAACACCATCACATGACGATAGGCCGTCCAGTAGTCGTACACTTCCCATGCCTTGGCGAGAGGGTCAGCCTTGGAGTTGTCATAGTCTTCGGGGTACGCCTTCTGCGGTGTACTGGTCTGACGGAACACGTTGCCGATGCTGTTGGCACCCTGCGTGTCGAGGACGTTGTAAGGAGTGCCATCCATCCGCTGAGGAGTGGACAGGGCAATGAGTTCCTCACGGGTGGGGATGTTGAACCCTTCGGTGTCGCGAAGACGGTCAAGGTCATACGAGCTTGGGTAGATGAGACGAGCGGCCCACTGGGCTGTCCAGATTTCGCCGCGACGGCAGGTCGGGTCTACACGGAGACGACGAACCGGCACGTGCTCAAACTTGGCTTGGTTGTATTCAATGAGATGGTCTACATACTCCTCGGTGTCGTCAATATCACCCTGCGGAATTGAGATAGCTCCACCGCCAACAGCGATGGCTGTGGTTGCGGTCTTGGAACGAAGCTTCTTCACTTCCTGTGTGTATGACTCCCAACCGATGTGAGCCACACCGGTACCGTACAGAAGGCCGTCGTATATAACGTGACGCATCTCCTGCTTCATGGTTGAGCCACGGTAGCCGCAACGCTTCATCTGGGCACGCACAAGGGCGGTCTCAGCGGCTGCGGTGTCGGCATCGGTGCCTGATGTTGGGTCTAGTTGGAATGGCTGGAACCCCGCGAAGAGGGTCTCTTGGCATACGGCCAACATGGAGTAGAAGTGTTCGCCGAGTAGAGGCAGACCAAGGTGGGAGCGGTACTGGTCGCTACCCTTCCACTTGACCGGCTCCACGTAGGCGCGAAGCATGAGTTCGGTAACGTTCCAGTTGAGGATAAGACCACGGCTGGATTCGAAGGCTTCGGCCATGCTGCGGTTCTGCGTGGCTTCCTTGAGCATGGACGAGTCAGAGCGGTCGTCATCGGCAAAGCCCACATCTGTCTTTTCAATGAGCAGGGAGGCTTCGCCCGGTGGCAATGCCCCCGGCAAATCCTGTAGCGTTATTTGGCCGAGCTTGTCGATGTCCATAATGTCTCTACTCTCGTGTGCAATAGTCAGAAAACTGTTAATTCTTGTTAGTACGTACCCGGTATCCGGGTGTCATAAGCCTCTTCAGGCTCCCTGTGGAGGTTCCTGATAAAAGACATCGAAGATATGTCCTCTGCTGGAGCCAGAGCTTGTGACACCATTCCGGTCGGGCACTCACACACCAGACCCAAGCAGTCTGCGAAGTCATCGTGCTTGCCGAGCTTGGGCCAACGCTTCAACTGGGTGCAGAGAGCCTCATAGTCCGGCATGTGCCCGTATAGGACGAGTCTGCCCTGAGCCAGAACACCCTTGATGGCTCCTATGCGAACCTTCTTCGCTCCTTCACCCTGCGACATCTTTTTCCATTCGATAGGGAGGGGGGTGATGTTCTTGTCACGGGCGAACGTGATGAAGAGGTTGTTATAGGCGTCCCAGCCATTAAATTGCTCGACCCAGATAAGGACAGGGCGATGTTTGAGGGCGAAGCGATACATCTCTTCCACAACTGCGGCTGCGTCCCACTTACCGCTGTGGCAGTCCACCACGTACAGCTTGCCCATCCAGTGACGGACGCAATAGAACACGCTCACGTCTCGCTTATCGTTGCCGGTATAGCTCAGGTCACACATGAAGAAGCACGGGGCTTGTAGAGCGGTGGGGAACTGAGCCTGATGCCACACGGTCTGCTTGCCGATGAGTTCCTCGGTGAATGTCTGCTCACCCTCAGCCAGAGGGTTGTTCTCGTACTGGCAGGAGAAGAATTCAGCCCCTAGTTGCAGCTTCTCCGAGTTGAGCTTCTCGATGCTGTGACCTTCAGAATCCCCACTCTTGGTACGGAACTTGGGGAAGAGCAGACCGGTAGCCTTGCTGTCGATGAACCGTTTGCAGGAGCAGAGGGTACCGTCAAGGATGCCTCCGCCGCACGGGCCGTCAGGGTCGGAGTCAAAGTCATGGAAGGCATCGTTGTGACCGCACGAGCAGATTTTTGTCCAGCAGGACTTGATGGAGAAAATCCATGGGTTAGAGCCAAGCTGCTCAGTCTCCTTCTTCGCGAGTTCCTGAATCTCTTCGTAGGTGTCTCCGAACGAGTAACGTGTCCCAGTGATGTACATGAAGCCATCAGGAGCAAGCAGGGGGCAGATGTCCCGGTAGTCTTGCATACACTTCTCAAGCGACTTGATGGAACGATAGTTGGTTTCGTTCACGAGGTCGTCCACGAAGATGACATCGTAGTGGGAACCGGCCTTGACGCTACGGGCGGTGGTGATAGCCATCGTAGGTTCGGCATAGGTACGGGATGCAGACTGGCAGGGCACAGAGAAGCTCGACATGTTGCCTAGCTTCTTGCCGCAGAATTCTGGGAAGAGTTGCTCGAACATCTTGGTGGGCTGCTCGAACACCTTCTTCACACGGGCGAGTTGCCGCTTGGCAAGCATGTCGCCACCGGTGAGGAACGCAATACGGATGTTGGGGTAGTTCACGATGAGATGGCATATCTCAACGATGATGCTGGATGTCTTGAACAGACCACGGGGCCAGAGAATCATCCGCTTCTTCTTTTTCAAGTCGAGGTCGTAGAGCGGCGTACCGGGCTTCTTCTTGATGAGCTTCTGGAACAGCAATGAGTGTGGGTTGACCTGAAAGTCCATGCCCATCACTTCCGTCGAGAAAAACAGTTCATCGGTCAGGGCACGATAGCGTGTGTCCTTCCATGCTTGCTTTTGTGCGGTAGTTAGTTTGTTGAAGTCTTTGAGGAACTTTGCGGGGAAGTTGGACATATCCACGTCATAAGCCATAAGTGGATGTCCTTTATTGGTCGTTCTTCCCCTTCAGGTAAGAGACCGACTCGGCAATACGTTCGAGCAACTGGATTTGCTTCTCTCCCTGTTGCTGGAGCGTGGTGAGGCAGTTAGTTCGCTGGAGGGTTAGTTCCGTGGAGATGGCAGAGATTTTACCCTTGGCCTCATCGACCTCATCGAGTACCTTCCTCGCACCAAGTGAAATCATGGCTACTACCAAACTGAGTAGAATTCCGCAAGCGTAATAGACATACTTCGCGGGAATAAAATTGACTAGAGTCTCCTGCAACATTGTTGACCTTTCGTACTCGGCTGTAGAACAACGTTGAGCTAGGCTCCCGTCTATGTTCTGAGAGTTACTTGACCTTCTTGAGATTTGGGTTGGCTTTATTGGCGGCTGGGGACGACTTACGAGCCGCAGAGGCCAGAATGGCACCCGCACTGTCCTTCGAAATACCTTCCTTCGAAGCAATCTTGCTCTCTATGGCCTTGAAACCGGGATGAGCGTCTTTCTTTTCCGTCTTCTTGCCCAGTGAGGACAAGGCTTCATGCATTTTCATAAAGGAAGCTCCTAAGATTGAGTGCGGTAGTCAGAATTATTCGCCACGAGGACGAACGAAGGTGCAGCAGTCATCCCAATCGACCTTGAGCAGGTCATTGATGTGCTCTGCGTCCTTCAACTCCGGGTCTGCGTTGGTGATGGGGTGCTCACAGACCAGTTCCTGCTTCACTTGCTTCGCATGGACGCAGTTAGAGCAGGAGAACGGGCCCCCACCGGCGAATCCCGATGACTTAGTGCCGTACTCTCCCTCTTCCTTGGTGGTTCCGAGCCCTTGATGTCAGGTTTCATTCTTTGTCTCCCTTCAAAAAAGAGAAGTCGTAGTCTGACTTCGCGTCGGGAGTGTTGTCGTCTATGACTTTCTTGATTGTGGCCTTGGTGTTGGTGGGGTCTACCTTCTCACCCTTTTGACCTTTGCGAGTAACACAGTTCGAGCCCAGTTCCTTGGCAATCTTGGCTGCTTGTAGCAGCGGAGAGTCGTCCCAGCCGTTCAACCGGGCGTACAACTCGTACGCTCGAATCTGGTTGTTGTTGATAATCCCCTTGGTCATGGTCTTGATGAGGCGAACCATGAACACCTTCTTGGGGTCTGAGCCAAAGTGACGGCTCATCGCCATCGAAATCGAGAAGGTGTTGAACAAACGGTGCTGCATGATGGCTGCGATGGAGTCATCCTTGCAGTCATAGGCCGTGCGGATAGCATTGACCGCATCGTAGCCGTTCATGATGTATGTCGCGATGAACAACTTCTGCTTCTTTGTGAGGACGAGGAACTCCGGTGTCTGGGCAAGTTCGTCCAGAGGCACACGTCGGTCGTTCTCATCCTTGGCATAGTGCCAGAGAGCATAGGCGATGTCCGCGTTCTCACGTTTTAGGTAATCCGAGCTAGACATTCGCCCTCCTTGAGTAAGAAAAATTCCACACCGTCGAAACGAAGCGGGATGCCCGAGTACATGCCTCGGACGATTGTGTCTCCAACAGCGAGACGCAGAGGCCGGGTAGACCCGTCTTCACGGATGTACCCCTCACCCACAGCCATCACCTTGCTGAAGAACACGTCGGCTCTGCTGGTTTCAGGCAGCAGGATGCCGTCAATGGTCTGTTCCGTGGGGATGTCCACCACAAGAATCTGGTCATACAGAGGCGTCAACATGAGTGGCCTCCTCTACACCCTCAGCGATGAGGCACTCAGTGGTGAGAATCATCCCAGCGGTTGCTGTTGCGTTACGCAACGCTTCGATAACTACTTTCACGGGGTCGATGACGCCACGCTCAATGAGGTCGGTGTACTCTCCAGCCTTGGCATCGAAACCCCACGCGGTGTTGGGGAGCCGGTAACCGGTCTCACTCATGGTGCTGGTGAGAACCTCATCCGGGTCGAACCCTGCGTTGCGTGCAATCTGCTTCAGCGGCTCTGCACAGGCTTGGGATACGACAGTTAACCCAACCTGTTCATCTCCCTTGAGCGTTGCGAAGACCCGTGCTTGGGCCTTCAACAGGGACAGACCACCACCGGGAACGAATCCCTTCTCGATAGCAGCACGGGTAGCACCCACAGCGTCATCGAACCTATCCTTTTTCTCGCGCATTTCGGTGTCGGTGTGACCACCAACCTTGATGACAGCGATGCCCCCGGTGAGTTGGGCCAGTCGGCGTTCGAGCCATGACTTGTTGACGCCTTCGGCGGTCTCCAGACGGGTACGAATCTCTGCTGCCCGTGAGGAGACCGCTTCAGCGTCACCATAGCCGTCAACAATGGTCGTGCTTTGGTCGCTGACGACTATTCGCTTAGCTTGGCCCAACTGAGCGAGGGTTACGTTCTCAATCTTGGTTCCATCCCCTTCAAGGATGGCGGTACCTCCGGTGAGGGAGGCGATGTCACGGAGGATGTCCTTCCGGCGTTCCGCATACTGTCCCGTCCGCACAGCCACCCATGGCACATTGGCCTTGGCACGGTTGTAGACGAGCACAGAGAGAGCGTCCTGTTCATACTCCCCGGCGATGATGAGAAGAGGCTTTCCAGCCTTCGCAACTTGGCCCAACAGCGGAGCCAATGACTTGCCGCTGAGAATCTTGCCCTCGAACAGAAGGATGAGCGCGTCTTCATAGACCGCTTCGAATCGTTCCGGGTCGGTGACGAACGTGGTGGATAGGAATTCACCGGACTTGAAAGAGATGCCCGATGTGACTGACAACTCGGTGAGCACGGTCTGGGACTCTTCAACAGCAACACAGCCTTCAATACCTACCTGCTTGATGGCATCGCAGACCAAGGACGCGATGGCCTCATCACCGTTCGAGCTTATGTTGGCGATGTGGAACGTCTGCTCTGGGGTGGTCAAGGGCTGAGCGATGGTCTCCAACTGTTCAATAATGAGGGCGGACGCCTTGTCCATGCCACGCTTGATAGACCAAGGGTCGATGCCTTGGTTGATGAAGTTCATTCCGGCCCGAACCATCCCTTGCACCAGCACGGTCGTGGTAGTGGTTCCGTCCCCGGTTGCATACACGCAGCGGTTCGCAGCTTCACGTGCAAGGTCAGCACCGATGACATGGCGGGGGTCGGAGGGACTGGTATGGTTCGCAACGGTCACGCCGTCTTTCGTAATAAGCGGGTTCAGGTTCAGGCGACGACGCCCGATGACCGCGTTGCGGCCCTTGGGGCCTAACGTGACCTTAACCGCATCCGCGAGGAAGTCCACACCCGCGAGGATGTGCTTGCGTGACTCGGAGCCGTAGCTGAGGGACTTACTCATTTAGTTCATCACCTTCTTGAAGTCGAGGACGTTGGTGGTCGGAACCTCAAGCAGGTTGTTCTCGATGACCGAGATGGCACAGGTGCGGGAACATGCGACCTTGCCGATGGGAGCGATGCCTTCGCCGACTACATGGTCTTTGCTGAGGATGTACCAACCCTCAAGGGCAGCAAGCTGGGTCGCGTCCACGGGCTCTCCCTGCGTCTGCACCATGGTCTTGCTGGTGTTGCATACGTCACAAGTGCGAGTGACGGTCATCTTTACTTCCTGTGTCTGGCCCACTGTTGAATCTCCTCTTGTTCGTTTGGTGAAAGTTGAATGTAGGTCAGCCAATGCCAGAAACGAGTCCAGCGGCTGAGGGGTTTGGGTGGCGGGGGCGGAGGGTCGAGAGTGACCCTGAAGACTTCGCGGCCTTGGTCGTTGAAATAGACTTCCCTGTCACGGTAAGTCAGGACGAGGTAAGCACCGTCCGCACGAATGCCGGTGATGACATCCTGTAGGAGTTCGAGGCCGATGGTCTGGTTGATGGACTCTACTTTCATTCGGCGTCCTTCACAGCAAGGTCGATGTAACCAACCTTGCCCTTGGTCAGAGACAGCACCAACGCCTTGAGTTCAGCTACCTCAGCAGCAAGGTCAGCCTTGGGGGTTTCAGGGGCAGGGGTGGCCGGGATAGGTTCATGGATGGTCGGAGGAACCGGCTCATCGCCCCATGAGCAAGCACCGGCGATGGGAACCTGACGGTCGAGAGGGAGAGGGTTGCGGTACTTGGCGGTGGACTCAACCAAGGCGATGGACTTCTCCCAGTTGGCGAGATACTTGGCCTTGGCATCCTCGGGGCTGACGCCCCATGCGATGGAGTACCGGTTGTCCGCATACCAGATGATGTAAGAGTTGAGGTTAGACATGGGCGGTTATCTCGAAGGTGAGGAGTTGCCCCACCTTGTACGCATTGGGAGCACCCGACAGAGTGATACCTCCAAGGCTCCTCGGGATGACACGTACATAGCCGTCCAACGACTCAAGGGTGTACTCCCATAGGTCATTGTTCTCGATGGTGATACGAGTTACTTGGAAACCTAGATTCATACTGACTACTCCTGACCGGGAATACCCGGCATGACTACATAAGCGTTGATGAGTTCCGACAACCGCTGAAGGTCGAACTCAGTGATGTCTCTCTGGCAACGGGTACAGCGAACCTTGAACTGGGGAGACTTGAACTCGGTGACAGGATTCTTCTCAGAGGTACCCTCCACCGGAGGGATGGTGAGGGCAACTAGGCCGACGAGCGAGTTGGCAGTTAACTTACGCATAGGGGGCGAACGGTACACTCCTGACTTCCTTCTCCAGTTCCCGAAGCTCTTCATAGGAGCACCCTGTCCTAGTCTGGTACTCCCTTAACCTGAGCCGGAGGAGTTCCTCGTAGTCCGGGTGATATTCACCCCGGATAGGAGTGGTGGAGAAGGTGGTCATAGTAGGGTTCGAAGTAACTCCTCCTTACCTAATACTTAGAAAGTCGAAAAACTAACACGTTGTAACAACCTCAACTTTGGGTAAACGCGAACGCATCGCCGCTATGGGAGGTACTTGGGGGCTTCGACCCCCGCCCCTTCCCGCCAATAGGGTCTCTTTCGGCCTAAGTGCGCGTGCGTGCTGCACATGAGCCAGTCATGCCACTAAGACTTATCGGCCATGCCTGAACTGTCGTGGGGGCTTTCGAAGATACGAGGGGTAGTCATACAAACAGCGGGGATTGTGTATTGATACGTGGAGTAAGTCCAGTGTTATCAATGGGGAGAGTCATATACTCTCACCCATGTGACTAAGCACAGGTCATTTCGAGTTCAATAGGGAAGACGTGACTCGGACTCGGGAAACGGCTGGGAGATGAGTGCGAACGTGGTCATTCTTACGTTATGCGTCATCATCCAGTTCCACGGGCTCACCCTCAGCCTGAGCAGCCTCATACGATTCCTTGACCTCGTGGAACGACTCATAGTCATCGACCTCGATAGGGCCGACAGCGATGTAGTCTGGGTCGAAGCTGAGCCACTCATCAGCAGCGGCCTCATCGGTGACCACACCGTACACTAGGTTGTCTTTGTCGAGTAGTACATGAACTTGCATGGGTATGGTATCCGTCCTTGAAGACTAATACCGTCATCGGCGGGGGAACGGCGCGTGTGAGGGGGAGTCTTTCAACTTGGGACGGCAACTAAAGACCTAACGGTTCGAGAACGGAACTCTTCGTACTCCACACGGGAATAAACACCCTACGATATGAAACGGGTACTTAACACCCACACGCATGGTCTTTGTCTTTGCCGTTGAAGTTGCCGTTGCTTATATCCCGTAGGGAGGCGGCGTTCTTCCCTTACCTCCTGTAGGACGGTTGGAATACCCTTGGAATACCCGTGAGGTACAGTGAAATACTCTAAGATGCGGCACAAACGGATGACCTTCATGTCACAAACCGATGACAGTCATAGCACAAACGGATGGAAGCATCGGTTTGTGACATGACAGTCATAGCACAAACGGATGGAAGCATCGGTTTGTGACATGACCTCTTTGCTTTCTTTTGCTTAGATTTGCTGACACTCGCTAGTACAGTTCTTCACCGTCAACCTCAGCGATGTTGAAGCTAGTAGTGGTCTCCACCGGCTGACTAAGACACGTGCAGAAGTCGTCCGACTGGTTCACGTCACACGTCTTACCACAGTCGGAGCAGGTATCCTCATCCTCGGTGATGGCCACACCCTTGGTCAGCTTGAGGTCTATCACCGGTGGTGAGGATAATTCCAGCGGCGGTTTGCGGTAGTAGGTTGTACCCTTGTACGTCCCAGCTACGGTGGTACCTGCGGGTAGCTCCTTGGGCACACTGTCTACCTGCTTTACTTCGAACTTGCGGCAATGCAGGACACAGTAGCTGTGTTCCTTCGTACGCGGGTTCTGTTGCCGGACGATGAGGTCAACCTTGACCAGATAAGCGGTAGCTCGTTGTACCCCGCTCCACGAGATACCAAATGTTGAACCTATATCAAGGTGGCTAAGCTCACGACCCCCTAAAACAATCCCATAAGTTACACCGTTTTCAGCCACGCACGACGTTACCTTGTCGAGGAGCCAAGCATAGACCCGGATGACATCCACGGACGGTTTACGGCCCCCGCCCTCGGTATCCCACCACTTCTGGTCGTACAACCACAGGGGTGTGTTGACGTTGTACTCGTAGTTGAGATGAATCCCGTTATAGTTCTGCGCGATGGACGGTTCAATCGGACTGGTAGCCATTACTCACCACCGTCCAAGGCGTAGCGGGCCTCAGATTCCGCTTCGGAGATGCAGCGGGACAGAACATACTCAAGATTTACGTCATAGGTATTGGCGTGCCATGCACGGTTCCGGTCATCGCGGTGCTGGTTCTTGGTAATGATTCCCAACTGCTCCAGCGTCTTGAGGGTAAGACCTACAGCCCCAACGCCGAAGCCTGTGTGTTTGCTGAGGTTGCCACGGCTGGTCGCCTTACCGGTTTCCATCAACCACAGCAGGGTATATAGCATGACCTTCTCGGTGCCCTTGAAACTGGGCGGCATACAACCCGATACAAGCCTTCCGATGACGATGTCTGAATTTCTTTCTTCTCTGGACTCAGCCATTACTCACCGTCCTCCAGCTTGCTGAGGTCGATGGTCTCCGCTGGTGCAAGACGGCGGACACCATGCTTGAGGCAGATACGGCTAATGGTTTCGGCTGAGACTCCAATGGTGCGGCTCAGTTCCCGGTAAGTCTTGTCTGGATGCTTGAGAATGTAAGCTACAAGCTTGGCCTGTGTTTCTTTCGGTGCTGCCATGGTAATGGTTCTCCAAAGGTAGAGTAGTGACTGCTGAACTCTAATACTCAGTGCTGAGTTCTATGGTGGACTATGGAGAAGCATAAAACTATAACTCACGTGGGAGGGTCGGATGTCTCCTGATACAACTTGTGAGCCATCACGGCGAGGAGTGGCGAGGAAGTGAGTATTAGGCCATGAGGAAAACTTTACATGGCTAAGACTACCAAGACAGCAACCGAGACTACAGTACCAACTTTCTACCGGGTTACCCTGAGCGTGTTCGAAGACATGCTCGGCACCGCCCCCAGCAACGCCACCATCTACACCGACTACATCGCCAGCAAGGCTCTGAAGGATGAGAAGAAGCTTGCCAAGACCGATGAGGAGAAGGCTGCGGTGGCTGAGAAGCAGGATGCCATCACCAAGGAAGAGCTTGCGATGCTGCCTGAGGAGGGTGCCAAGGGTGTGACCGTGTTCCGGCGTGACCCGAACGGCAACCTCATCCTGACCGACACTATGATTCGCGGGTACCTCAAGGAGGGTGCTGCTGCTATCGGCGTCGGAGGTTCCTCATGGGGTCTGACCAGCAAGATTGACAAGTTTATCTTTGTCACCAACGAAGACCGGCGTCCCATCCGTATAGTGCCTATCCTTCGGGATGGTCAGCCGGTAGCTCAGCCTGACGGCATCTTTGAGCGTCCTCTGAGAGCGATGACCATGCAGGGGCCGCGTGTCACACTGGCTGCATCGGAGATTGTCACGGCTCCGGTCACTGTACCGTTCTACCTTACCGTAGTTGGCTTGGGTACCAGTGAGAAGGGGAAGATTACTCCAGAGGTTCTCAAGTCATGGTTTGACTATGGTATCTACACCGGCTTGGGACAATACCGCACGGGGGGACATGGCCGCTTCGATGCGGTGATTGAGGCTGTATGGGCCTAAGCTACTTCACCTACCGGTGCTCCGACTGTAAGAAGGAGTTCCCGTCAGACTACCGGCACTATGTTCCACCGAAGGGTGCTACCGGGTTGGCAGCTTGCCCCATGGTGGATGAGGTACCACCCACCAAGTGTCCCGGTTGCGGTTCAACTGACTTAGTTCAGATAAATCTTTGGACACGTGAAGAGAAGAGGACTATCTAGGGCGTGGGTTGTTCACACCCCATCAGCGATGGCTAGGCTAGGCGATACAAGGTCAATGCGCCGGTATGGTGCATCAATTACTTGTTCTGCAACGGCATGGTGCAACATTTCAAAGAATCGAGCAGCAGGGGCATTGTCAGACGACGCTTGGACAGGTGACGGCTATGTGTCGATTTGCGAAGGCAAGGTAATACTTCGTTCAGCACGGGCATGGTGCGCCTTGGATTTGCGGTGGCATGATGAGGTAAAGCAGAGCGTAGCTGGGGCAACGTTATACCAAACCTCGCTATGGCAGATTTTGGAGGTATTGCGTCCTCCTTTCTAAGGGGCCGGGAGGCACCCAGCAGCCGGCCCCCAAACCCTGCACTCATGTCCCACACCACCCCACTATCCCTCAGGTAGCGGTCATATATCGCCGCTGCTGCGGTCGGGCGGAAGTTCGACACCCCCTGTGTTCCGGAGTAAGTGCGGAGAACTTTCCTCAAGCGGCTCTGGGTATCGCATTTCCCTTTTCTCATCCGACTCGACAGGGCACGAGGTAGTATGTCATCTGCAAAGAGTTCCATGGATGTCCGCATGTCACCGCACCGCACACTCCACGCATGGGGCTGGTAATGCCATGCCAGAGCCAGCCCGTGCATCCCGCTCTGGCTCACAATTCGGTGGTGGATGATATGGCTGCGTCTGAAGCGTAATAGCCCCCAGAGGGCTTTCAGCTTCTCATCGCGGGTGAGCGTGTAGATGGGGAAGCCAGCGGCACGAACCTGCTTGAAGGACAGGGAGCCCATTACACCGTCTCCCATGCAAGGTAGCGTGTCCTTGCTTGCCTGACCATGGTGAGGCTGCACCCGGTCTCCTCTGCTAATTGGGGGTCGCTCCAACGCGGATGGGCTTTCGCCAACAGGGCGATTCCCTTGTGCATGTCTAAGCAGCCACCACACTGGCTCAGGATGACGAAGGGAGAGGCTGGCTGAGGTCTTACCGTACCCTTGCGTGGACGCCCTCCCTTGGCTCCATTTAGCCGTGCTGCTTCCCGCTTGGCATCGGACACGGAGAGACCACCACGCTTACCGGATTCCCGGTACGGTTGGGTTTTGGCTTTGGTTTTTGGCGACAGGCGAAGGACTATGTTGGTTTTCACCTACTAGATATACGGAGCAGCCTTCGAATCTAGCCGCTTTTCGGACGGTCAGGTTACCAAAGGGACCGGCCGGAACCGGAACCCACGTAACTTCCAGTATTAGAAGGTGTGGAGAACACGCCCTATTGGAACGCTGTCACCGTCGCGCTCTTGCGGTGTCTGAGGAGGACTGGCTTGAGGGCAACACCCTCATGTCGGCTGAGACGGCGGGTGGTGGCGAAGACCACCTAGCCATCTTCATCAAGGAAAACTTCGGGACGTTCATGCAGTATCTGAAGTACCTCTCCGGTGATGACCGTGACCTTGTGTTGAGCATCTTCTGTCTGGGCTCTGCTCAGAACCAAATGGCGGACATCATGCAGCACACACAGACGGTGTGTAGCCAGCGATGGCGTCTGGCTTCCCTCAAGATGGGCTTCTTCGCCCTGATGCAGGGGCACCCCAGTGAGGAGGCCATGGAGACCCTCCTGACCAAGGCAGGGCAAGACCCGGTGGTAGCCCAGTACGTCAGCCTGTACCGAGAGCATGGGAGCTTCACGGTCGTTGCCAAGCTGCTGGGAGGGCTTCACCGTCCCGTCATCAAGCGGAGCATTCGGGCTGTTCATCACCAAACATAAAGGCTGGGGTTCACTCTGTTTCGTTATCGCTGTTCTGACCTTTCTGAACTAACGCATCACTAACCCGCAACACTCAAAGGAGAATCACCCATGGCAGTCACGACTCGCAACCTTATCAGCCGCATCCTGTTCAACGCCCACCACGTAACGACCACCCCGTGTGACAACTGCGGGACGATTCACAGCACGTTCAAAGCGGTCGCCCTCTGCGGAGCACCGAAGGACGACCGATTCATCACAGACCCACGCGCTGCTCACGTGCTCAGCAAGCTGTCTGACGCACTCGCTGAGGGTGACAAGCTCGTGCCAGTCAAAGAACCGAAGGCAGCGAAGCCAGCAGCTAAGGAAGCGACCCCGGCGAAAGCAGAGAAGAAAGCTCCCGCTAAGAAAGCTGTCAAGAAAGCGGCGAAGAAAGCAGCAACGAAGTCAGACAAGTAAGCAGTAACCATAATGCCTAGCCCATCTCTGAGCTAGGCATTATGGCGGCTCGGAGTTCGAGCCTAGTATCGGCGGGGTTCGTGAGTCGAGCGGCGAAAGCAGAGAAGAAAGCTCCCGCTAAGAAAGCTGTCAGCTTAATCTCATGCTCTGGTTACCATCAGGTCGAGGAGTGCCTGATTATGCTGAATAGCTCCTCTCGCGGAAGAGACCCGGTTACCCTCTATGAGGTAGACAAGCTGCTTTCGCTTCTCCGTAGGGAGTTCGATAAGAATTTCGAGCATATCCAACAGTTCATCATCTGTGTGTGCCATGTTGTTCTCCTTGGGGGTGTAATTACTCTTCGTTCTCTTCTAATATCCGTTCAGCTAGTTCAAGTGCCTTGTCAATATTTCCGTTCCTGAGCAGTCTGGCTATGGTGATGAGACGCCTGTGTTCTGTGGTGCTCGAAGGTGACCGTTTCACCGGAGCCTTCTTCTCTTCGCCGAGTAAGGACGCGATGTCCATCTCAGCCGCCGTACGGAATTTCCAACCACGTACAGTAGCCGGGTTGAGTTCCAGTAAGAGGAGGGATTCTTCGAACGTCGGGAACCCTTCCTTGGTGATGCGGCGACCGGGTTGAGCAGTCAGGTTCTTCAGGGCGGTGATGGCGGGTAACACCTGAACTTGCTTTGCCTTGTTCACCATCCTGCCCATCCGCTCAGCTTCCCGGAGTTGGCTCCGTATCCGCTTCATCAGCCGGTCGTAGCCCAACGCCTCATACTGTGTGACCGTGAGTAGTTCCTGTGCCATGGTTATTCGTCCTCGTCCTCTTCATCATCTAACTGGTTCATGATGGAGCCCAACTTGCTGAGGGCCAATTCATAATCTTTGTCGCGGATGTCCCCCGCCACATCTGACAGTTCCCACCATAGGTTCTTCGCGTCAATTTCCATGGTTTACTTCTCCTTCTTGTTGGTCTTGATGGGAGCGTCCCCACCATTCAGCCTCGCACGGCATTTCTCAGCTAAGGCTAGGGTCTTGTGC